TTCGCGCCACCGAGGTCCGCGCCACCGAGGTTCGCGCCACCGAGGTTCGCGCCACCGAGGTTCGCGCCACCGAGGTTCGCGCCACCGAGGTTCGCGCCACCGAGGTTCGCGCCACGGAGGTTCGCGCCACCGAGGTCCGCGCCACGGAGGTCCGCGTCGGCCTTCACGGCCGCCTCGACGCAAAGCTTGAGACTTCCGCATTCGAGCGAGAACAGCACGCTCCCGCTGAACCACGATTTGATTTCGTAAAGCATTCCTTCTCCTGTGTCCGGCCGCTTGTTAGAAAGATCGCGCCCGCGAATCGCTACGCCGCGATGGTCTTTGGCCTGCCACGCCGATCCTTTGCATTACGGGCGAACCGGAAGACCGGCATTTCGTCCCCGTTGTCGTTGGCCATGACGACTTCGCAGATGCCAGTGGACCCTGGTCGCCTCACTGCCTGACGCTTGGCCCAAAATTCTGCGGCCGAGCGATGCTGAAACGACCTTGCTTCAAAACCATTGACCAGTGCAACGCGAGCGACAAAGAACAAATCAGAGGTAATGCTCGTCAGGCGTGCGAACTCGCCCCATTCAGCCGCGGCCGCGTCGTTCCAAGCCTCGATGGCCTTTTCCAGTGTCGCGAATCGACCAATTTCAGTCCTTGCCACGCTGACTTTGAAGCGCGGCTTGAAATCGTTCACAAGCTCTATTCCCGAGAACAGCCGACCAATATGGGGTCTTCGGTTGGCAAGGTTTTCTGCCTGGGTGCAAATGCGAAGATTCGACCGGCGATTGTCGAGCCCGTTCCCGTTGATGTGGTCCACCACCTCGCCACGTAAAGCACCAGTGATCTCCCTATGCATGAAATAGGCGACGGGAACCCCATCCTTCTTGGTCGCCCGATTTGCATACATGGTCCTGGCGCTCTTCGTCGTTTTGAAAGCGAACCACGAATATCGCCTCATCGCGGGGTAGTCCTGCTCATCCAAGAGCACCTCGAATCCATTTGAGGTTTTCAGGATTGGCATAGTTCGCTCGCTCGTTACAAAAAATGATTCCCTTTGGAATGTGCAAACGTCCGCTCGTGCGTCATGCTTAGTGCGTGCGGGTGCGACGGGGCTTGGCGTCACGTTGCGCGGCTCGCTCTCGCTTGATGGCTTCCCATCCCTTTTGGATGAGGTTCTCGGATGTCTCTGTCGGATTGCGCCCAACCTTTTCGGCCTCGGCCTCGCAGATGGTTTCAATCACGGCTGGGTTGCGAATCGTTACGGTTGAAATCATGTGTATCACCAATGAATCAATACTGAATCAATCATAACTCAGATCGGCAAGAAGTCAAGGAAAAGTGAATCAAATCTGAATCATGGGCGACTCTCTTCTTGTTCTTGATGTAGAAATGAGTTACGTGCAGAGCGTGGGCGCTATCTCTGACACGTTGCAAAAATTTATGGAGATGAAGCGGCTACGGGTAAAAGACCTGATGGTGAAAACGGGTCTCTCTCGGCCGACTGTCTCTCGGCACGTCAATGGAAAGATTATTCCCAACGTCGAAGACCGCGAGAAATACGCCAGCGCCTTCGGCGTAACGCTGGCGGATTTCGAATTGGCGTGGCAGCAGGAGGAGGAGGCTCAGGCAAACAAAAAGAGCACTGGCCATCCGTTGCCAGCGCCCATCGAAATCGAAACGTTGAATCAGGTCGTCGAAGTGTTTGGCATCGACCGGGATCGCTTGATCGACACGCTCGGAAAAATCAACCCGGCGATTGCCGCTATGCGGGCAACGCGCACAAAAGGGGGCCGGAAAGGACGACGCCAGTAGGGATGCCCGTCGTCGTCACGGCCTCAGTCCATGAAACCATCCTCGAACAATAATCGCAGTCGGCCGCTCGGGTCGCGACCAGCCGATTCCACTTCGGGTCAAACTGCGCGGGGGCCGTGCGAATCGGAAAGTTCAAGAGCCCGTTGCATGCTGGGCATTGTGCCGCGCGAGGCTCACCAGGCTCCTCCGCGACGGCCGTATGATCGACAACCCCATCCTCCGTCAAACGCATCAGCGCCATCTCTCCTCCCTGATTCGCCAACTGTCGAAGCACGTCGGCGGCAAAGCTGGCCGACTGGTTGGCGTCCCCTTCGTCATCGTCGGGGCGTCCCATCGCGTGGCGCCAAGCATGCTTCAATTCGTGCAGTAGCACGTGCCATCGACGACGCACAGGCATTTCGCCGTCGAGCCAAATGGCTTGGTTCTCGAAATCCCAGAGCCCGAATGCTGGTCCCGCTCCATCGGATAACTTCCGCGCAATCCTTACGCGGTACAGGTGCGGTCCAACACGGAACTTCATTGCTGAAGCCTCCTATGAAATTGATGAGCTTACTCTGCCCTAACAATTCGCTAACGTCAAGAGGGTCGAGAGCGGGATTTGTTTAGAGGGTCGTGAACATTTCGGTAAGTGAAGGCGGGAGAAGAAGAAAGGTGGGAACGTGGGAACGGTGCATCCAGATCGGAAAGAGTATTTTCATTTCACGGGGCCGGCTCGGCTCGATAAGGCAATGAACTCGCTCCATGGAGTGTTGAAGGGGATCGGCGCCGACAGCACCGTCACGGATGACGAAATGAGTCTGGTGCGATGCTGGATTCGCGAGCACGAGAATCTAGAGAAGAGACATCCCTTCAACGAGATCATCCCCACACTAAGGGCGGCGATTTCTGATGGAATCTTCGATGGGGAGGAACTCGCCGACATTCTCTGGCTGACTGAAAAACTGACGGTAGAGAAGCCGTACTACGATGCCGCATCGTGCGCGATGCAGTCGCTTCACGGAATCCTTGCAGGCATTGCCGCCGATCACGTCATCAGCATGGACGAGCTCGACAAGCTGTCGGCATGGATGACCGAGCAGGATTTCCTTAAGGGATGCTGGCCATTCGATGAGATTTACTCCCTGCTGGTCGGGATGCGCGCCGACAAGTTCATCGACGCAAAAGAGCATGCGATTCTCATCCGGTTCTTTTCGGAGTTCTGCAACGTTGGACCAGTCAGAGCACTGACCGTTCCGTTGAACGAGGGGGAAACCCCAATCACCGGGCTCTGTGCGGTGTGCCCAGACATCGAGTTCGTCAGCCGGCTCTTTTGTTTCACCGGTTCGTCAGAGAAATGCACGCGGAAGGAGCTCGCCGAAATCGTTGCGCATCTCGGAGGTGAGTTCTCCGACAACCTCCGCCAAGAAGTCGATTACCTGGTGATCGGTGCTGACGGCAATCCGTGCTGGGCCTATTCGTGCTACGGCCGAAAGGTTGAGCAGGCCATGGAGTGGCGCAAGAAGGGGCGAAAGATGCTGCTCGTTCACGAATACGATTTTTGGGACGCGGCGCGGGATTTGGGATATGAGTGCTAGGGAGGCTATCCGTGGAGACGTGTGAAAACTGCGGAGCCAAGATTGGGAATCTAGAGACGCCGTGCGTCCACAATGACCACGTCGTCTGCGAGAAATGTTATCCCGCCTTGGCCGCGCCCCCTGCTGCTGTCGCAAGCACAGCCATTCAATATGGCCAAGGAGCGCCGAAGAAAAGAATTGCCACCGCCGCGATCGCGGCATCGGTCCTAATCGCCGCCGTCCTGCTCGCTCGAAAAATCCCGATGTCTCCGCCGCCAACAACTGGGACTATTGGAGGCAGCGCGTGGATGGTTCGCAATAGTGGCGCATCGGATCTGGCTCGCGGCCTCCGCGTTCACTTGCTTCGCCCAACCATATCGAAGCCCGTCCTCGATCAGTGCATCGTGAAACAGGACGGCATCATCAGAAGCCGGATTGCAGTTGTCGAAGCGATGCTGAAGCACGGTGTTCGGACGAAGGCCGACCAGGACGAAGCAAATGAACTGCTGTCCAAATTCGCAAGTGGATTGGCGTTACTTGAAAGAATGGAGGCCAAGGCGGCTAATCCTTGCCAAACCGACCTCGCCTTCAAATCGCTGGCGGCAGCGCACGGAGGGAAACCTGAATTTGGCGCAGCGATGACTGCGGCCCAGATCATCGATGTTCAAGCCGATGCCGACGGGCGATGGAACTTCAAAGATGTACCGAACGGTCGATATTGCGTAGTGGCTGTTTTCGAGACTGAGTCTTTTGCGATGGGATGGGCTCAGCCGGTGGTCGTCAACAGCAACGATGTTAAGCTCGATCTATTCAACGAGAATGCGGCCTTCATAGAAAATAAGTGACGGACCGCGCAAACAAAAACCCCGGCTGAACCGGGGCATTCCACATCCCTGATATTCTCGCAGATCAAACGTAGACGAGTCCGCCGCTCACGTTCCATCGGAGAATGGCGACTTTCTGCAGGAAGGCTTCAGAGGCGGTCCAGCCGAGCGAGTTAGTTTGATCGCCCGGGCCTGGCTCGGCACACCATGCTGGGATGTCGTTGACGCTGCCAAGTGTCGCGGATGACGTTCTTGTTGATCCTGTGGCGGCGGCCAGCGAGTTGAAGAGGCTGAGGTTTTGCACGACTCCGTTTCCCTGAGCATCGAATGTGCCTCCAGGGAAGGTGCTTCCTGGGCTGATGAAGCCAAAGAAATCGATCGCGCACGGCAGCAGCGTGGACGGCATACTGTTGATCCGTGCGAAATAGGCCCGCCTGTGGATGATCCCATTCCAGTTTGGCGGATCGAACGGAGGATCAGAATAATTGCCTTGAGAGAATCCCATTGGGAATCCGGGTGGGGGATCTTCGAATGGATTACCTACAGCGTTCCAGCTTGTCTCTGCATCCGCCTTTGCGTCTGCCCAATCAACGTTTGTGGTTCCTCCGTCACCCAGTCGGCGATTCAATGTTCCGGTCGGGTTGTACCAGTCGAATCTTGCGTGCGTCCAAACCAACAGCGAGATCATCGCCTTGAGTTGGTTTAGCAGATGCGCCGACACGTAATCTCCAGGGTCAGGAGCTGTCCGGAAGAAGGTCAAGGTCGTCGGTATCTGGCTTCGTGGATTAGGCGTCAACACCCATGCGCCGCTCAGTCGCTGGTGAACATCACCCTTCTGTGTGCCACTGCCGATGTATCGTGCATACATTCCTTCGGTGGCTGATCCACCTTCGTACAAGGTGCCGGATGCCAGATTTTCGAATTCGGCCGGCCGCGCGCATTCGATTCCGGCAGGATCGTAACCAGCAGCTTCGCATAGCTTTGAAGTCGTCCAATATTCAAGGTCGGTGGCACCGTTGTAGTAGCTGGCGGCTCTCGGCGTGCCGTCGAGTTCGTGACTCTGAACCCACACATTCGTGCCAGGGACGGCCATTCCCGCAACGTCGCCGAATGTGATGCGCGTTGCGCTGCCGAGCGTCCAGAAATGGTCGCTGACCGCAGGGAGCGATGAGGTCTCATTGAAAATCTTGAGACGCTCTCGCGTGGCGTCGGCAAGTTGGGTGATCTTCCCGGTAGCCCAGGGATTCTCACCCGCAACACAAGGCCATCCAGACCAGCTCATGGAGCAACCCTCAAATAGTCCCAGCCGCCCGTTGTCGCGGTGACGGCGGACCAGACGGTGTAGATGACGGTGGGATCAGGAATTCCGGCGCCTCCACCTGTCTTCCAAATTATGGGCTTGCGGTCACTCGAAATTTTGAAAATGACGCCGAAATGAAACTTATCCGCCGCCAGCGTGTGCGTGCTTGCGCCCGTCTCGTCGGGGTTGATCGCATATCCCTCATTGCTCGCCGGCGCCTCAAATAGCCCCGGCACGTCGAGATTCCCCGAAGCCGAAGGATCGAAAGCAGTGGCCTTCACAATCGCGAATCGGATGTTGTACGTCCCGCCTTTTGTCGCATTGCTGATGATCTTGAACAGGACGCCGCGGCCAACTAATCGATCGACGTTGCGCGCGCGGACATGGCGCATCCCTTGAATTGCCTCCCATATCTGGGCGAGCTGCCTTTGAACGATCGGGTCCATTAGGTTCCGCATCCGAGAATGATGACCTTCACCGTCACTGAGGCGGCGCCGCTGTCATTAACGATGCGAAGGATGTCTCCAGTACCCGCCGTGACGACGTAGCCCGTGGCGTCCGGCGCTTCAAGATCAAGCCTGCCACCTGGGCGAAGAGTGATGGCATTGGTAAGAGCGGCCAGCGGATTCGATCCGCCGCCAACTTGGATCGTGCTGGCCGCCGTGGTCGTCAGAACGATCTTGATCTTCTTCACGCGGGCAAACGTGACGGTTGCACCATATTCGTCAGTGAGCGATCCAGCCAGATCGAGGTTGAGCGTACCGCTGGCAGCGATCGTATGCTCGCGCGAGTAGCGCTTGTTCACTTGGTCAACACCGGTCCCGTCCGCCCAGCTTTTCGAGTAATCCTGATCGACGGTCACGCGGTTTGTTCCGAGGGCGCCAGAAACGCTCCCGGTGTCGATGATGCTTACGACGTCAGTAAAGTCAGCGCTCAAGCTCATGGTTCACCTATTCACAAAGTCGAGCTCGACATAGCCCGTCGTTATTTGGGTCGTCCCTGCGAGAAAATCCCACTCCCGCTCTGTTACGATGGTGTTGGCTTGATAGAGGTGGACTTCGTTTTGGAACTGCGCCACCAGATTGCCGGGCGCAAGGTTGAGCGGGGATTCGGGGTCATCGTCAACCAGCATTTCGCGGACACGAACGATCATGGCGGATCGGTCCCGCGCATACCACGCCTTTGCAAAACGGCCGATCCGCTTCAGGCGATCGATATCGTTTCGGATGACGCAACCCGGACTTGCCGACACCTCTCCCGTCTCCTCATCGTAGTAATCCTTAACCAGTGCTTCGGGGTCGAAATAGTTGAGCGTTCCATCGGCGTTGACGCCCTTCACGGTGCCCGGCGAGATCCACCAAAGATGGGCACCGGAGACGCGGATCGTAAGAGTTGGGAATGGGTCCGGCCGATTGCGGGCCTCCTCGTCCGTAAGCGGCGTCGGGGCGGCATCCTGCACGACGAAACGGAGGCATTCATCGAGCTTTGTTGCCACCGTGAGAATCAGAGATTCCCACTCAAGCGGAGCTCCGGACGAGGAGCTTGCGATTGTTCCCGTCCATTGATTCTTGGCTGCCAGATGATTCGGAGAAAAATGAATCTCGACGCCCATCTTGCGATCAAGCATTCTCACATGCGCGGGGGAGACATCCGGGCCGTCAAGCCTGTCAACGTGGACATACCCAATCGTCCCACCGCTCTTTACTCGCGGCGTCTTGATTAGCGCCAAAGGCGGCAGCAATTCCCCTATCGTCGCACTTCCTGAAGGACCCCGAATGAGTAGATGGTCTTCAAAGGCGCGGGCGTGATGCCAAGTACGAATCTTAGAGGCGGTGCCAGGAACGATCTTACCGTCGTCCTGAATCGAGATGGCAACAGCGGTCATCTTTGGCGATAGTCCCGTCGCTGTGCGCCACGCCTTCGGCTTAAAATCAAAAGAAGAATGGGGAACGAAGGTCGTGAAAACGTGACGGAACGTATCGCTTCCGCGGTAGTTGTCGTGATCTTCCTGGGTCGGCGTTCCTGTAGTGACTCCCGCCAAATACGCAGCCTCTTCTGTGGATGTCCATCCCTTGTCGAGCGTTTGGCTTGGGAGCTCTGTTGAGGCTATGCCCGCATTGGCGCCCCAGAGCGAAAACATTACGCGGATCGGTTCGCCAATGACATGAATTCTTTCATAGCGGATGGTGGACGATTTAATTTGCGTGACTTGCTCGGGCGACAGGCCGCTGATGGAGTAAGTTTCAATGAGTTCAAGATTCGCGGGCAGTATCGTCTCTGGGTCTGCATCCTCTTCTTCCCCGCCGCTGTCCTCGAATAAAGTGACGTCCTCTTCGATGACTGAGAACACGTGGATCCGCGCCTCGTCCTCATCGCCGTTTTCGCTGGCGATATATCGAATTGTCCAGCCAAGCCCCTGCCGACGGTCGATAAGACGATTGATCGCAGAGAGAACTGTCTCGCCAGCCACATCGAATCTAGCGGGCGTCAGCTTATCGAGCTCTTGATGCTGCCCGGTCTCCGTCTCTTCCTCTCCGACGGGTGCAACACGGAAATCGACGCCCTTCGGTTGATAATGCGCAAGCAGATAATTGAGGATGTCAAGTCCGCTCCATACCTCATTGTCTCCCGAAAAGAGGTAGGTCCGGTGCTTGTTGGATGCCGTACTGAATGTCTGATTGATTGAGCGGTTGCCGACTTCCTGGAGTCCTCTGACATAGCGCTCATTGAAAGGCGGAACAACGTTCATCCGAGCGGATTTCGCTAGGCCCTCCATAAACCATGCGCATTCGATGTCCGTTCGATCCAGCAAATATTCGAGCCCGTAGGCGGTCAACGTTTGATTCCCCGCGCCGTGATCGCCAGCCTGTCCGCCAAGAATATCTCGTTCGTCGCCGCCAAAAACTCCAACCCAGATTGGCTTATAAGTTGGGTTCGCCTCGTCGCCCGTCGCCGCATCGATGCGCACGAACATATCCATAATCCGAACGCCGTACGCGCCGACTTCCGATAGAATGTCGTATTCGAGATAGACCGGGCTTCGCTCCCACTTAATGCGCCCCCACCGCCAGAGAAAGGTCGCGGTTGGGATCGACGGACCGACCGTTTGCGTTGCGCGGATGGGCTGGAGAACGTCATCAAAGACGTTGAATAGCTGGCTCGGCGTTTGCCATTCGTCCGCCCAATTCTCGCGCAGGAGAACCCTGTACCGGGGAAAGGGCGAGATGAATCCGGTAATTACCGACATGCGTCAGACCCGCACAACCTGAGCGATGATCCGTAGGGTCATTAGGACAGTGGGGGCGAGAGAAAGACCGCCAACGACGGATGCGATCTTGCGTTGGTCAATCCGCATCACGGAGAGCAGTGCGACCGACCCGTAAATCATGTTGAAGTCATCGGTCAGAATGACGGTATCTCGGGCGGCTGCCTGTAGGCCCGCAAAGAATTCATCCGCATCAAATGCGTCGTCGAAGTCGCGGAAGCCAATCAATTCGAACGGTTGACCCCTCATGCCGAGATCGCGGAGGGCCGTACCATTCACGCCCGGCCGGCTTAAGTCTTCGAGTACTGGTCCGGGCTTCTGCACCGTGCCGCTTAGTGCAATGAACTCAAACTCGGTGCCGTCGCGGGATCGAATCTTTGAGGCCATTTATCGTCCCCGCTGAGCAGGATTGTTGTGATCCACGGCTTTCTTGCTGAGGGCGGCAGCGGCGGTCTTCAGGTCGGCCGCGGCGTTGTTCATCTTCTCGACGGCCTCGGCGAGCTTCTTCGTGTTTTCCAGCTGGCCGATGAGGTCGCGGATGATGTCGGCTTGGCGAATGCTTTCGTTGGATGGATCGACGGCGAACGGAGCGCCTCCGAAACCGCCGAGTCCTGGTGATTCCTCATAACGAGGCGTGCGCCGATCCTGCTCTTCCCGTCGCAGCATGGTGATTGCTGCGTCCGTCACCTTCATGCTCCCCGCGCCAGTTCTCGCCTCGAACTCCACCCCAGCAAACTTCCCCGCCAGATCACCCATCCCGCCATCGGCGAGCACCTTCATCAGTCCGCCACGAGTGACGCCGCCAAGCCCGGCCAGCGGATCCCCAGTCAACAATCGCTCCGACGCCGATCCGAACGCTCGCTCCGTCCCTGCGACGAACTCCAGAGGATCGAGGCCGCGCTGTCGGAGGGATTCCGTCGTCACCTTCCGCAACACGGCGGGATCTGTGGGGATCTGCCTCTCGAATTGCGCATAGGACGCCGCCATATCCGAGGATGGATTGAGCAGAAGCTGTTCGATTGGTCCGAGGGCTTGCTTCTCGAAGGATGCTGAGTCCATGAAGGCGCGGCCCATTGCGGGATTCGCCTGCAAAGCCGAGATCAATTCCCCCGTCGTCCCCTTTCGTCCCTGCTTCTGAAAGAAATCACGGAGTTGCGTGGCCAGCGAGATCGTCGCCGTCGCGCTTTTGCGGCCCTCGACGTCTGCCGACCCGGTCGTAATGGCCGAGAAGAGGGCGGCGCCCTCCTGAAACGTGCCACCCATCGCCTTCACGCCGATCAGGGCTTCCGGCGCCGATCGCGCCAGCTTGCCGGGGTCGGTGACGCGCGATTGGGCGCCGATGAACTGGAGTAGGCCGAGATTCGATTCGGCATCCTGAAAGCCCGTCGCCCGGCGCAGGTCCAGCAGCGTGCCGGCGAATTCAGGGATGTCGTTGGGCCGCTCGGGGAGGAACTTGGCCGCGCCTCGCACCGCATTGACGGAGACGGCGGCATTGCCCCCTGACGCCGACAGGGCCTGCGCCATCGCCATGAGGATTGTGGACTCGCCGACATTGGTCTCGGCCGCAATGCCGCTGGAGGACTTGAGAACGCCACGAATGGCGGCGTCGCTCGATCCCACCATATTGCGAATAACTTCCTGCCTCGCGGCGGAGACAGTCACTTGTTGCCGCGCTGCCCGCTCCTGAAGCTGGATGATCGCTTCAATCTCGCGTCGGATTTGCTGGAAGCCTACGACTGCGGCGGCGCTTGCCAGCAGCCCCGACATCATGCTTTTCGCCGTGCTCCCCAGCTTGGCCATGACCTTGTCCGCAGCGTCGGCCTCTTTCTTGATCGCCTTGAACCCTTCGACGGCCTTCCCCTCCGCGCGCTGGACGTTCAAAAACGCCTGCACTACGCGGGCCTCGTCGGCCTTCATTTCAAAGGTTACTTGCGGCATGGATTCAGCGGGTGGGAGTCAATTCGTCGGCGAGCCAGCGGAGATCAGCGAACGTCGGGACATAACCGGGAAGCTGGCCATTGCGCCAGCGGACGTACGTCAGCCAGCGCCCGGTCACTCTTTTTTTTGGGCGGCCTCCGCGGCCTTGATTACACTGTTCCAGTCCACCATTGCCCGAAGGATCAGCCACATCTCCGCGGTGGAGAGGAGGCGGAGCATGGAGACTTCGACGGCGGAGACGCGGTAGTTCACGCCCAAAGCGTCAACGGCGATGCGAATCAACTCCTGATCATCGATCTCGAATTTTCCGCCGGCCGCCACTGCGCCGAAGCCTTCCCAGACCTTCTCCGCATCCGCACAGAGGCTGACGTACTCCGGGAGGGTCTTGAGTTCCCACGTCCGGCCGTCCTCCCCCAGCGAAAGCTCCTGCGGGAGAGCCGAGCCGCGAACGAAAGATCGGGCAATCGGAATGGTCCATTCATGCCCGTCCCGAAGCTTCACCTTGTCACCAGCGATGAACTTATCGCGCGCGAGCAGGTCCGGCGTCGGCCGCTGAGCATTGTTGAAGCCCGCCCAATACTTTCCGCCCGGCCCCTTTACCCAAGTCTGGTCGGCGGGGGCATAGATCGGGTTGGGGTGGGGAGCGCCTTCAATGGCGCAGAGGATGCCGGGGCCGCCGTCTGGACCGCGGCCGCACTGACCAGGGATGACCCCCTTACCGGTCAGGGCATAGCCGATGCCGACTTCCTTTGCCTTTTCGGGGGGAAGCTGGCCGGAGGCGCCGGGGATGAAGTATAGAAACATTACTCGCCAGCCCCTTCCGCGGACGTCTCGATCACCGGTGTTTCAGCCTGGGGAACGGCGAACCCCCGAGCGATCGCGTTAATCGCTCGTTCCGCCGGAATGCCTTCAGGCGTCTCCGCCGTGATCAGCGGCTCACCCTTCTTGATGATCTTCCCGTCGATGCCGAGCTCGCGCGCGGCGACATACTGCGTTTTCATGGTCAGTCCTTAAATGAGGTCGGGGGAGGGTCGATTACGAGATCGCTACTGCGCTACCGTAGATGAGCGGGTCGTTGGTCCCGTCATCGCCGGCCGTCCAGTCGATATTAAGCATGCTCTCGCCGTCGTCGCTCTCGTCGATCATGCCAGGGTCGATCGTGCCGAGCGTGGTCATCGTCCAAGAGAGGTGCGAAGTCGTCGCATCGGCGACGTTGCCGCCCTCCTGCGACTTGGCGCGGAGGAAAGCCTTCGTCGCTGAACTGACGGCCAGGCCGCCCACAGTGAGAGGGGAGGCAAGCTGGGTGAGGTCGTAACAGGAGAGGCGGACGGAGGGTTGGTATTTGTCGATGCTGCCAAAGGTCGGCCACTCCTCGCCGCTTCCGGAGATGAGCCGTTCCGAGATCCCGAAGTTCAGCGACAATTCCCGCAACGTCCCGATCAGCGACCCGCCGTTGAACTTGGCTGGGCCCAGCGTAAAGAGCTGATCCGCCGCCGTGAGCGAGGGAAGGGAGACGCTGTTGGTGACGGTCAGGGGAGAAGCGGTGCCATTGGCGGAAATTGCGTAAATGTCCACGTCGATTTCGGCCGGCCCATCCTGCGACGCCCGCAGCGTCCGAGGAATCCAGAGGCTTCGGTTGAAGTCCAGTTGAAGGTGATTTGCCCCGGCCACGAGCGCCCCGCCGGCATCCTTCTTCCCGAAGTACATATTGCACGCCGCAGCCGTGTACGCCTTGCCCTTCATGCTGATCATGTCGAGCACGCGCTTCACCGCCGTCGTCGTGATCGACATCAGTGGCCGCTGGCTCATGCGGACGATCATCTGCGCCGTCAAAACGCCGTTGCCGCCAACGAGCATGCGCTGAATGCCGGGGTCGATCCGTCGGGCAGTCACTTGGTTGATCTGCGCATCGGGCGTCACGATCGCGTGCAGCTTGAAGGTATTGGAAACGGACATAGGTGATCTCCTGCCGCCGCGCGGTCACGCGACGCGAATGGTTGTTTTCTTTGGAGGCATCCGGCGAAGGTAAATCCCGATCTGGCGATTCACTTCCTGAGTCAAAACCCCTACTTCGGCTGGCGTGGTTTTGGTGAGCTCGGCGTACTTGTCGGGCTGGTTGAGGTCTTTGCGGTATTTGTAAAAGTAATGGGGAACAGGCATCGCCCCCCGCGCAAAGATCTCCCCCGACTTTCGCTTGCCCGTGCGGACGGTGATCTGCGATCGGGCCATCTGATACGACTTGCCTGTAAAGACGAGGGGCCTGTTGTGTTTGAATTTTCGCCGCTTTTTCCACGAATAGGCGTTGTTGCGGACCATCCGCATCGTGCCGACCTTGTCGTATTGGTTCTTGTAAACCCGCTTTAGAACAGTCGGCGGTTCGTTGTCGCCTTTGCGCGGCTGATAGCCATACTTGACCGTGGCCTCCACCTCGAAATGCTCCGGCATGAAGACGCGCCACCAGGTCTTGACGGCCTCGCCCAGCGCGAACTTGTTGGCCTCGCTGACCTGCTTCCCGAAGTATTCCGCACCGTCGAGAATGTGAACGGCACCGGTGAACTTCATCAGGTACCTCTCCATTCGACGAACACTTCCGCCATGAAATAGTCCCCCTCAGACGCGCGGGAGGCGTGGCTTGAGCGGCGGATTTCCTGGGGCATGTCCATTCGGGTCGGGACCAGATATCCCAAACCCTCATCCTTCGTGGCCATCTGTTCCAAAAGGGCTTCCAGTGATTCGACGAAGGTTAATTCACTCACGGATTCCCCGACGTCCGGCTCGGCCTCATCCTCGAGCCGGAACCGCAGGCGGCCGGCGTTTCGATAGTTGGCAGCGCCGCTGCCGATCCTCTCCAGGGACCAGCCGGGCCCGATGTCGATCACGATATAAGGGCGTTTGATTTCGTCGCGGGTGTACGCGCGACCCTCGGGATCAGTTGGAGCGATGTAATGGATTCGCTCGGCGGCCTCATCGGCGCTGGCGGTTTCCGTCCACTCCTGCCACGCCGCACAATTGGCGATCAGGGCCCGGAGATTCGACATTGGACCGGTGAGGAGGGCCATGGATCAGACGCCGCGGAAATCGCGATCGCGGCGGGATTTGGTGAGGGGAGCGTTGAGTTTCACGGAGATCACGTGCCAGCCGTTTTCGTCCTGCTTCAAGAAATGCTCGAAGCCCCACCCCTCAACGCTGTTGATCTTGAACGTATCGCCGACGCCGACGGTGGCTGAGCCATCCGAATCGGAGGATGAAAATTTGAGAGTCTTGCGCCTCACGACGATCCGGCCATCCTCTTCGTCGGGCTCTTGATTGCCCTGATCCTTCGCAATGGCTGTGAAGCTTTTGGTGGCTCCGGATGGCTTGGTCTGGATGACAGTGGCGTCGCCGTGGTATTCAAGCATCGGCCCGACGCCCGCCGCCGCAAAATCTTCCTTGAATCCCATGATTGAAAAGCCGCGCCGCTCTTTCGAACGGCGTGGCCTGATGATCAAGAGTGATCGGATTACGCCAGGTCGGTAGACCGGACGTTGATGAACTCGACCCGCACATCGGCCAGCGTGTCGTCCGCGGTCTTCTCCATGTGGAAAAGAGCCTTCATCGGACCCGTGGCGGCGGTGAGTACGAATGTGCTGTTGGGCAGCACGTTCACGCCGTTGATGTACAGCTGGATGTCGGCTGGGTTGCGCGCGTCGATCCAGACCTCGAAATAGGTGTTGTCCACGCAGGAGACAGTCGTGGAAGTCGCGGCAACTTCGGTCGTTCCGTCATCCGACTCCGCATTGATCAGGAGAGAGGTTCCGTCCAGATGGAAGAAAACGCTCTCCGCAATCGTGTCGGCGTTGGTGGCGTGGGTGTCGTTCGCCAGGCCGATGTTGATATCGAGAGCCGCGTTGTCCCCGATGTCGAAAACGGCCAACCTTGCTTCAAGGATTGCGCCGTCAGCGACCGGGATCGACGCGCGCGAGAGGGCATCGACCTTCTGCGCTTCGGCAGTGGCCGAGAACGTAAAGCGGGTGCTTCCGCCGCCAGGATCGGTGCCCGAAAGACCGGTGCCGAGATTCGGAATCACGGTGCCTGCGGTAAGCACGGTGACGCACTCCCAGCCGCCCTTGCCCCACTCGATGGTGTTGGCCTGCTGGCGATTGAGCTGCACTTCGACCGTCGTCGCGGCCGCCAAGGAATCCTTGTAGACCGTTCCAATGTAGAAGGCGCCGGCCGACCATTTGAAATCGACCTTCGACGTGGACCGGACCCAGTAGGCCCGGCCACCGGCCAGAAGGTTGATGCTGGCCGTCTTCGGCAGTTCAACGACGCCTCGCTTCTGAAGCGAATAGGTGTCGCCGACCGCGACGGCGTTCAGGCCAGCGACATAGCCGGCCTGTCCGTCGAAGTCTTGGATAACCTCGCCAGCGGCGAGGGCGACCGCCGCGACTCGCGTCGCAAAGCAGTCTTCATTGATGTAAGTGGCTTCTGCGGGCATACGGACTTACTCCTGCGGCGGTAATCTCCGCCGCTTCAAGAGTTTCAATTCGATGTAATGGAAAGCGTGATGGTGGGTGGATGAGCCGGCGACGTCAGGCCGCCGCGTTCAAGGGATCGGCAATTACGCCGCGCCCTTGGCATACGAGATGCCGCGGAAGTCGATGAACTTCGCGCCGATATCATGGTTGATGTCCCAGCCGATGCCCCACTGGCCCTGCTGAAGCGTGAAGCTTCGGACCTGCGGTGCTCGATTGGTTCCGCGACGATACACGACCTTTGCGTGAAGACCCTTGCGGGCGGCGAGCCAGTAGTTGGTTGCCAGGCCCGTGTAGGCGGTTCCGCTGTCGGGGTCGGTGACGCCGATGGTGCCGAGACGAGTCTCGACGATCGGCTGCACGATGCCCTGGAGCGGGTTGAACGTGCCATCGCTGCTCGAAACGACGCGCTCGGCCGACCGGACAAGGATCTTCGCCGTGAACTCCAGTTCAGGGGGAACGATCAGGAACTGGGGGACGATATTCAGCGGGACCTTGTTGCGGCCAGAGCCGCGATACTGCTGGCGCATCTTCGTGATGAGAAGCTGGAGCGTTCCAGCCGCCAGAGGGCCGCCGACCGCAGTCGCGGCGTCATTGAAGCTGTTCGCGTGGCCGCCGGCCGTGGTCAGGGCCGTGCTGTTGAAGACGGCGCCGGTGTCGGCCATCGTCGGATTCGCCAGGATCATCGCATAAACGAGGTCGGGGCGAAGGCGTCGCGCGGCCTGACCCATCTCTTGGGGCATCCGCGAGAGGGCATTCATGCTGTCGTCGATGATGTCCTGCTCGTCCACGACGAATTGCCTCGCGTAGCGGGCAGCCTTGTAAGTCTCGGCCGAATCTTCCGAGGCCGCATGGTCCGCAGTCTGGCCGCGTCCGACCTTCTTCAGGGCGGCGTTGCCAGCGAATCGGATGTCGGTGTTGGTCTTGAAGTCGGCGACTTCGCCTTCCTCAACCCAAACGGTCGTATCCGGCTCTTCCTCGTAAGCCTGGAGGAGCATGGCATTGACCGAATCGGTGAAAATTTTGGTGAGCGATCCGCCCGACACTGCCGAGCGAATCGTCTCGTCGCGCGTCACCGGGATTTCCCGGTTGTCCATGCGGAGAGCTTCGCGACAGATGTCGATCAAGCTCATGTCGCTGTAGCGGTCGGCACGCTGGGCGAGGTTTTCCCAGCCCTGCACCTTGCCGCGCTTCGCCCACTTCTCCACGTCCACGCCGGAACGCATGGCCAGAGCGAGGCCGAGGCTGCGCTGGGTGCAATCGCGCTCGTGATTGCGCACGATGCCGGCAGGGGCATCAGAGCCGACTGCGGGGGTTCGGCTGGATCGGGTGTGATTCAGGAACTCCACGGCGGCTCGCTGCTCATCCCACCCTTCGGCGATCGCCCGCTGGCGAAGCTCGGCCGGGGCGTCGGCGGTTTCGCCCAGCTCGCCCACGCGGGCGATGCGCTGGCGTTCGGCTCTCGCCCCTTCGGCGCGAACCGTTTCCGGATCGATGGGCGCGGGAGCGGACGGGGCCGCAGGAGTCGCGCGAGCCGGTTCTGGCGCGGGAGCCGGGGTTGTGGTTCGGGCCGCAGCAATCTCCGCCCGCATGGCGTCGGCAAGTTGCAGCGTACCGGCCGCGATCGCGTCGGCACGCTGCCGCTGATCGCCGGTGAGCCGGTTCAGGAATTCCTGCGCACTTGTTTCGCTGGCGTCGGTCCGCAGGCCGAGCGACTCCAGAAACGTCCTCAATTGAGGATTCATAAAAACGCTCCTGCCGACGTCAGCCGGCAACTGCGGCGGAGGAACGACCTCTCGCCTGGTTTTTGCTTTGGGGTCAGCTCCGATCGGAGTGACGCTAAGCTCTCGAATTTCAAATCCAGTGGTGATGCGAAGCCGTCGGGAACCCGAGGCATAATCGCGGCCGCCGACGGACTTGCGTGTATTGGGGGGGATATCTTCAAAAGCCGTGGTGCGGTATCCGATGGAAACATCTCGGATGTGGCGTTTCTTCACCTTGTTCCAGACTCTGATCGCCTTCGGGTCTTCGTCGTCGAAATACATCCGGCCGATGAGTTGATCGCCCTCGCGGCGGATGTTTCGGACGCTTCCCAGAACGTCGTCCGTGGAATAGCGGCGATGGTTCTCGAGGAGCGGCGATTGTTCAGGAATGCCCGCCCCGTCCATCCTGAGAACTTCGTCGATGACCTCCCATCGCTCCCAATCGAAGACGGCAACCGGGTTTTCCGTCGCCATCACGGCTTCAATGGAGCGGGTTGATTCGTCAATGGAATCGGCGCGGAGGGTCAGCGTCCGGCTGATCAGGTCCCGCATCTGTTGCTCGGGGTCGCTTCGGGTGGTGAGTTTCTCGATCATGGCTTAACTCGCTTTCGTGGCTGTCTTCTCGTCGCCGTCGGGGTCTTCTGCCGGATCCTCTGGACCTTCGACGGGAACCGGGGGCAGGCCGGACGCCGCGAGGATCTCGTTGTCGCGTTTGCGGACGGCGGCGTGGGTTTCGATATCGCGACCGTCTTCGGCCAGAGCATCGGAGAGGGCTTCAGTCCCATTGCGCAGGTTCATGTCGCGGGCGAGCGACTCCTTGTATTTGTCCACGGCGGGGAAGCCCGGCCAAGTCCAGACGCACTCGTACTCTTCGGGAGGATTGCGGAAGGCGGAGGCATATTTCCATCGGGGATTCGCCGCGGCGTAAAGCTCTACTTCTCGCTTCACGTCCTCCACCGAATCCGTGAGAACGCCGCGATCAAGCCAGCCGCGAAAGACACTGCAACCTCGGACGTAAATCTGGGAATCAAACCGGGCAGAGCTGTAATTGTGCTTCGAGGAATCGAGCCTAACCATCATCAGCGGCATGTTGCGCGGGCGCCCGAGGCCGCGCTGACGTTCCGAGCGATAATCCACGTAATTGATCGCCGGTTGTTTTGGGTCAAGCTGGGTAGGCTGCCAGCCGGGAGGCAGGGTCCCGATCATGTCGTCTTCGATCTCCGTCGTCTCGTTCAACTCCATGTAATTCGCGTCGGGATGGTTGGTTGAGAGCCAGACGGCCATCCGCGCGGCATTCTTGGCCGCCTTGAGGACAGCGGCGTCGTAGCTGCGCACGTCCGCGATCGACTGGAGGTTAACGGCCAGCCAGGGGACGCCGCGGGCCTGGTCCTCTTCGATCACGAGGAAGCGATGCATCAGGTCCTTGGCGGGGACTGCGGTGTATTTGCTGGTGTCGACGAAGAAGGCGCCCATCCGAAGAGGGTCGGAGATGAAATATTCGACTGGCTTCCCCTCGGGCGTCTGCCGGACACCCATGATGACGTCTGCATCGCCGATGAACTGAGGCGGAGTGGCCAGGCGGCGTGGGGCAATTCCCTTCCATCGCAATGCAATCGGACCCTTGGCGGTGCGGTCCATGACCTTCTGAATGACGAATTCCCCATTAAGGAAGAGGTTTCGGACCCAAAGCTGAATGTAATCGACGCCGCCGAGCATGCCGCGGATGTCAGGCTTCTTCCAAAACTTCCGCCAAGCGTACTCAAGCCCCTCATTGAAGGGCTTGTTATCGCTTCGAATCTGAAGTTTCGGACCGTTGCAGCCGCCGATATCGGTGGCAAAGGTGTTGATGACGCCTTCGAGGTCTTCGTTGTTGGCCACCTCGTAGGCGGCGCGGGTGCGGATGGTCTCGAGATCGGAAACCAGATCGGCGTTGACCGATTGGCCGATCGGACGACTCCAGTGGGCGCTATTGAGCCGCGTCGTCTCAGCCGAATCCCAGCGGCGGAGCGTGAGGTTGCCGGGCGCTTCCGGGGCATCCTCCCGGCGCTCGCCAAACCAGCCCTTCACTTTTTCGACGGATTTCTTAAAGAGTCCGAGCATGGTTACTCGTCACACGAGGAGGCGCGTTTGAATTTGATCTTCGTAAACCTCAATCCCCCGCTGGCCGACTGCTGGCGCTGGAGCTCGGACAGCATCCGATCAATGGCCGCGCGGTCCCATCGAAGCTGCTCACCGTCGCTTCCGGCGTCAGGCATGCCCGCCATCAGCATTTGCGCCGAGCGAAGCTTGATGATCGCCGTCGCGTAATCGCCGCTCTCCTGGGCTGAGATGGCCTCGGAGATTTTGCTATTGATGTCAGAAACGCTCATTCGTCTCGATCGCGCCGGGTCTGGCGCTGGGTGGGTTCATTCGCTCGCGGGAGGGTTGCATTCCATGTGAAACTGCAATGACCGCATCGCCGCCTCTCGATCGGCTGACCCCATCGGGTCCCGGTCTTCAGCAGAGCGGATTCGTTGCAGCCGCACTTTGGACACTCAGGACCTTCGCATCGGATCAGGGTGAGGCTCATTTTTCTTCCGCGCGGCAAACCAACCTGTCGGGGCAGGCTTTCCTTCGGAGGGACGGCGGGGATCGGTTTCAACGACGCGGGCGCCGCAGTAATGGGCGGCGGCAGAGGCATAGGCAAGGGTGTCGAGCCAGTGATTGTGCTGGCGAACCTTGAACCATCGAATCACATCACCGCGGCCGGGGACGAATTCCCTAGTCTGCTTCTCGGCCAGGAGATGCTTGACCAGTCCAAGGTGTTCTTTGGGCTCGGCGGAGTCATAAAAAGTAATGGCGCCGTCGGCAGTAACCGGGCACGCCAACCGTTCGTGGACCCGGGATTTCCACTGATCGCTATTGTGCTCGATCTTCTTCACCCGCTCGCGCGGGATGCGTTCAAGGTGATATCCCTCGCCGATGTAGCGGACGCGATCGTTGACCGCGCGCGGGCGTGAGTAAGGTTCAACGCGGCCCTGGGTTTCGCCGCGGCCAAAGAGAGGGCGAAATCGGACGCCCTGCATCTCGTCCGACTCCCGACAGAAGGCTTTGACGACTTCGGTGAGGAACCGCGCATCGATCCAGACCTCATCGGGAAGCCGCATTTCAACGCGGTTCTCATGCTTCCAGCCGGCCAGGATCGTGTCCCGGAACTCCCGCAGAGTGGCCATCAGGGCCTTTTCGACGCCAAGACGGGCGCTGGGAACTTCCATCGTGCCGTAATCCGGAACGTGGAACTGCCCCGTTGCGGTCGCCTCCAATAAGAGCCAATGGCAGTAATACTTTCCGCAGTCGATGGCCAGGACGACGTGTTCGCCAATGGCCGATATGGTCCCCTTTTCGGATCCCGATCGCACCCGCTTCAGCAGTGACTTGGCCTCAAGCCCCTGCATCTCCTCAACCGGCGGGTCGTAGGGCAGAGCCCAGACGAACTGACGCATTTCCTTTTCGGCCAGGGAGTCGTCTTCTTCATCTTCGGCCCGCCGCGCCGCTCTCCATTCGCGCGCCGCAATGTCGGCGATCGTCCAGAACAGGTTGTTAAAGGCGTTGTATCGAAAGCCGAGCGTATCCGTTTCAGGCTTCTCTCCGATGATCGCTCCATCGGCGCCGATGCTCTGTCCGCGGTGAAGGAGTCTGGCTACAGCGTTGGCTTCTGACCGCTGCTCGTCGTTGATGGTTCCACCGCAGGCACTACAAACGAACGCGGCGGCCTTCTGAGCCGCGAGAAGTGTGTCCGCCTTCCATCCTACGAAGTGCTCCCGCTCCGGAGTGATCCATTGCCCACAGTGCGGACAGGGAACGACGATCCGGCTCGCGCTGCCTTGCTGATACTCCCGCCACGTTCGCCCCTTGGCGATCGAGACGGTGCATTCCATGTAGAGCTTTCGCTTGCTGCCCCACTGATCGGACCGGGCTTCGAACTGGCTGATCTTGTCCGTCTCGCGCGAGCCGCCCCCGGCTTCATCCATGCCGTCCGTCTCCGTGACGGCAACGATTCTGGTCGTGTATCCGGCCCGCTTCTTATCCCGGCCGCCGCCAGACATGAAGCGCAAGGTGGCGCCGTTCTCAAATTGGACCCGGGTAATTCGCCCGCCGCGACTGCCGCGCCCGCTGCTGGGCAGGTATTTGGCGTAACGCGAGGCCGAGATCGCCGGGTATAGGTCTTCGGTCCACTTATCCTCGGCCATTTCCAGCGTAGGCAGGCCGATCAGGACCTTCTCCCCGACTTCGAACAGGTGATAGAGCGTCGGGATGACGTAGCCCTTGAGCGTCTTTCCGCTCTGGGTTGGGCCCGTCATGTTCACACGGATCCAGCTTCCGGCGTCGAGCTCGTTGAACCAGAGCCGATCGATCGGCTGGCGATGCGTCGAGTATCGCCGCCCCTCGTACTGGCCGTCCGGTATGACGATCTCCTGCTCGGCGAACTCAAGCATCGACCGGAGCTTCGGCGTTCTGATCTGGCTGGCCATCTGGCGCAGCGCCGTCAGTGCCGGATTCTCCATCGTCGCTTGAGCGACCGGCGAAGAGCCGGGGAAGGTCGCGCTCAAACTCGGCAAGGGATTCCTCAAGAAGGTCGGCCGGCTCGTTTCCAAACTTGCGCCGGACCTGCTCATTGCCGCGGCGGAGAGTGGCAGCCAGGCGAGAGAGACCAGGAGTGAGATCAGCGAGGCGAACATGGGATTTGCGCCGCTCTTCGAGGTCCATTTCGATATCGTCCGCCTTGAGCCGGCGATATCGCTCGAGCTGGGGCGTCGCCGGGCCGGACATGAGCGGATCGGAATCGCTCGGCGCAGGAGCCGCGAGATTCTTTCGCGTGTCGAGCTTCGCGGCGTGCCAACCGTCGATGAGCGTGCGCGCGTGAATGAAGACGGAGCGGCCAACTTTTTTGATCCCATCGGGCTCGGCATGGCGTCGCCAGTCTTTATCGAAACCACTCTCGGTGACGTTCAGGAATGCGGCCATTTCAGACCGCGTGAACCAGCCCCGTCCCGGATGCTTTTCTTTAGTGGCCACACCGTAACGACTTAGACGAGTACAACCCCGGAGTTCAAAACCCAAATCATGCGAAAATTGCGACCTAGCCAAACC